CCGAAGTCAGATGCGTACACGTCTACTGAAGTGTATAAAGTAGCGTCTGCACCAGCATCAAATCTAGTAGAATTACCAGTAAAGCCTGATAATTTTTGTTTGTTGAAAGGGCCAACCATAACCATAGAAGGATCCCCACCAGCATTCCATACTGATTTAATAACTGATTTTAATTGAGCTTCTGTGAATGCTCTTTGAGTACCATCTGTGTGAGCTGCATTTCCTGCACCTGCACCAGAAGCACCATCAGATGCTAGGTCATCATTAGTAGTGACCCAAGATCCAAGAGTTCCCATTTTTCTTGCAGTTGTTGAGTTTCCACCTACTTCTGCAATGTTTCCTGTAATAGTAGCTTCCATATCTCTTTTAAGCTCTTTAGCTCTTTTAGCGATTTGGTATGCTAATTCAGATGCTCTACCTGCTTTGTCTACAGATTCTTGAGTACCAGTAATAACTACAGTTTTATCCATAATTTGTGTACTGTTAGAAAGTCTAGTAGTTGCAGTTGATGCATCTAAAGTTGCTTCATCACCTTCAATAACAGCATTGTTAGTTGCTGCTGCTGCAAGTGAATCAGTTTGCCATTCGTGAAGAACTGCAGTTGCTTGTGTTTTAGCTGCAGAACTTAGGAAAGGCGTATCTGTTGGTGAGATACTGTAGATAACGTCAGAAAGATCTTCTCTTTCACCGACTGAATCATACGTATCAAACGTGTTAGTTGGTTGTGCCATTGTTTATTTCCTTTGTTGAGATTTAAGATTAATCATATCTGCTATTGCTGACTGAGCATCTCTTATGTGACCAGTCTTTCTTAGCGTCTTGATTTTATTTCTTACTTCCTCTCTACCTGAACTAACATTCGATCTAGCAACACCAGCTTTTAAAACTTTAGGAGCATTAGCAACCTTCTTAGAAACTATAGGTCTTTTGTCTTTTTGAGACTTAAAACTCATAGCATCTTTTGCTACCATTAAAAATCTATGGTCTGCAAGGCTACCTATCTCTTGGTCGTTAAAACCATAATCACGTAACGCAGTACGCATATTAAGTTTAAAAGAGTCAGCTTTATTTGGATCGCTAAACTCTGGTATTTTTGTTGCAGCTAATTCTTTTTGTGTTTCAAGGTAAGACTCATACTGTTTAGTTTGAGCTTCTCTTGCACTATTTTTTAAAGATTCAATGTGTTGCTTTTCTTGTCTTAATTGAAAGTCAAGTCTAGCAGCTTCAGTTGGATCTTCTTGATATAGTTTAGCAAGATCTTGTCCACCTTGTTTTTGTTCAACAAATTGATTAGCTGTCGAAATTAAATCGTTTAGTTCATTTAAACGAGTATCGTAAGTTTGACGCAAACTATTCTTTTGAGTTTCAAGATCTCTCTTTTCCATTCCTAAAGTATGAGTTTTTTGTCTATAATCCGAGTCTCTAGAATATCCTGCCTTCAGTTCATCGAGGCTCACCTCAAGCTCTTGACCACTTACTTTTACTCGGTGGAGCTCTGGTGTCTCTAATTCTGTTGGTGTTTCTTCTGTTGTCTCAGTATTTTCAGTAACCTGTTCTTCTGGAGTTTCATTCGACTCAGATTGACTCTCTTGAACTTCCTGTTTCTCAGGAATTGGTTCTGAAGGTTCTGCTTTAGTTTCTGGTACTTGGTTGTCCTGTTTAGGATTCAGTAATCCAGAAATTTTTTCTGCTGCACCTTGTATATTTTCTTCTGCCATATCGTTCCTTTCATGGTTGACGAATTTGAAGTTTCGTTAGATTAACTTCGTTTATTTAGATTCTCAAGATCTACTTGAGCAAGTTTTCCACTAGACATAACACTAAGCAAATGCCCTCGGATTTTATCTACCATATTAAAGGCTACCCAAAGGTTTCTTCGCTTGTCATCATCTGCGAAAGATGTATTAAAAATCTCTTGTCTATAAATTTCTAAGAGATCGTTAAATGCTGTTTTTAGAAGGGGATCGTCCAGCAGTTGCTGGGCTCTCTTGCCCTCCCTGATTATTGTTTCCTTGTCCATCATTAAAGAATTGTTTTTGTCCTCTTACTATTTGACCCATTAGATCTCCTGATTTTTGTAAATCAGTTTGTTCTAACATAGATCTTCGTTTAAGTTCTAACTCATCAATCTTGGTATTGTATTTCAATTCCATTTCTTTTATAGCTAGTTCATAATCTAGAAGTGCTTGTCTCATTTTACCTTCTAAGTTTTTAGCTTCTGTTTCAGCTTTTAACTGTGCACGTTGGTTCTCACCTTGTACTTGAGCTAATGTTACCTTCTCAAACTCAGTTGGTGGTTTAGGAGGTATTGGAGGCATTGATGCTGCACCGACTTCTGGATCCATAAAGTAAGGTTCTATACTATTTAGACCTGCATTTTCAACTAATTTTTTCAAAGAGTTATAAATATTTCTAAGATTAACCATTGGGCCATGAACATTTTGTTGTAGATTAATTGCAGACATTTGTCTTTCTAATATTGCATTCATTAATATTAACTGTTGTTCTTTTGATCCAGTACCTAATCCTACTTGTACTGTTATATTAACTCTGTCTTTCCATTCGTAAGGTCTCATAGGTATATATTTACCTCTAATTCTTACGATTTTTTCTTTGTTTTGATACTTGCAAGTAAGTTCAAACATTTTTAAGGCTAGATCTTTTACACCAGTCTCAGCAAAGATTCTGGCGATTAACTCCATTCTCATTTGTGATTGTGTCAGAATTTGGTTCTGGCCAGTTGCTGTACTATTATTTAGTGTGTTTGCATCTAGCCCTTGTGATGTTCTTGTAACGCCTGTTCTAGTTTCTTTTACAGAATCTAGGTAGGCTAACATACCACTTGCTTGTTCAGTAATCGGTTGTGCCTGTATAGGCATCATTACATTTTGAGGAGGTTGTTTAGTTCTAACAATTCCTCCAGGACGATTAGTTAATAAGTCATCCATTGCAACCTGTCCATCTTGTACTGCAACTCTATTGTTATTTGTTAGATACATATTATCTAACATCTGTCGCATTACAGTAGACTTAATTAATTGTATATCTTCTACTAATTCAGCTACACTTCTTCCATAGAATCTGTGTGGCATAATAACTGGAGTCATTGATACAAATGGCATTGTATCTATTTCTTCCATGTCTAATAATTTTTTACCATCACCTGCTACTGTGATTTTTAATAGTTCTGCTTTACCATCACCATCTACATCCATTCTTACATAGCATTCATGTATTAAAACATCTTGTGTACTTTTATCACCATCTGTTTCTCCATGTGAAAAATCTACGCTTTGATGTCTTGTAAATTTATCTTCAGTATAATAATCTCCATCACCAGTTGGTAGTGATGCTACTACATCTGGATCATATCCCATTTCAACTAATTCTGTTCTTGTTTTGTTTACTCTATGACAAACAAAGTTTGCAGTATCAATGGACTTACATCTTCTTTCAATAAGAAATTCTTCTGGTGGAACAGGATCTATTCGAACCTTTCCATATAATTTTGTTCTATGTATTACAACATCATGTAAAGGAATTTTATCTATTTCTTTTCCTCTTTCATCTGTAATAGCTTCTTCGTATTTTGTATGATTAGAAACTTTAACTTGTGCGTCTACAACAAGATCATTAAATTCATCATCAGTTAATCTTGTATATTCTTCTCTTTCAGTTTTAGCTGCATCATCCCAATATACTTTAAGTATTCCATTTTTTTGGATTAGTGCATCTTTGAATGCAGTATATAAAGATAAGAACCCATCGTTCTCTTTATAAAAGATATAGTTTAAATAGTCAGAACATTGTCTAGCCATTTCTTCATCTTCAGGCCCCATGCCTTCACAGTTAAATACATTATCACCTGATGTAAATATTCTCATCAATGATGGCATTAAACTTTCTACTGTATCTAAAACATCGTTAGATACTACTTGCGATCTACCTTCTTGTTCATTACCAAGAGGTGATCCTAAATAATATTCTAATGATTTTTTTCTTCTAGCTACAAGTTCTCCACCAATATAACCTGATGCGTTATGTATCTCTCTACTTACTACTGATAATATTTCTTGATTTGATTTTGGTTGTTTTTTCATACTACGTATTTTGTATCTATATTAATTGGTTTATCCCATTCTGTTGTATCAATAGGATCATGAACACACCCATATCTAAATGCATCACTTGCGTGTGAGCACCAGTCATGGAGAGGTTTATTTTTAAACACTTGGTTCTTATCGTCCCATTGTTTTCGATACTGTCTCAAAGCATCTAATCCTGTTTTACATTTAACTCTATCAAAATAACAATTAGCTAAAGTATTTCTCACAGATTCAATTCCATGATCTACTTCTAACTTAGGTGCTACTTCAAAGTCAATCCCTAATTCTTGAGCTACTTCTAATCTTGACTTACCAGTTCCAAGCTCACGTGCCATTATATCGTGTGGAGCTATATGTCTGCTATAAGCATAATCTTTCTCCATAAGTATATCAGCATAGTGTGCTAATGATTCACCAGAAGTTTCATAATAATCTATTAAATGAATTTCACTTCCTATTCTTTGTGCAAACCATATTGCAGTTGAATCTCCTATCCCCAAATCCCACCACGTTTCCACTCCTGCGTTATCATCTACAGGTACTTCACCTATTCTTTCTTCTTTATCTGCTTTGGTTATCAGTCTACCATAATAACTTCCTGATACTGCTGCTGTAAAAGAACACTCAAATTCTTGTTGGTATTGTTCTTCAGTCATTATAGCACGAGCTTGATCTAGCTCATCATCTGGTATTACTCCTGTTTCAGATGCTCTATATAACTTACCATACCAATCTTTATGACCACGTTGTGCAAAGTCAAATACTTCCCAAAACTGGTTATGACCCATTGGCGTACCTATAAATAAAACCGATCCTAGTTTATCTGATACTGCTGGTCTTACAATTTCTGTCCATACTCTTGGAGACATAATAGCATATTCGTCCATTACAACTTTATCAAAGCCCATTCCACGAATACTATCTGGATTGTCTGCCCCAAATATTTGAATACGTGATCCATTAAATAGATCTATTCTTAATTCTGTTTCGTTTCTACTACCACCAAAATGCATTAATGGTTTTGTGTAGTATTTTAAATATTCCCAAGCGATAGCCTTACCTTGACGATAAGTTGGTGCTATGAATGCACATAAACTTCTTTGTTTATCTGCTGCTGTTTTAATTAATTCGTTAATAGCTAATACTGATTTACCAAATCGTCTATGACATACAAGAACACTAAATCTTTTAAGTGATGCGTGTACATCTTGTTGGTAAGGTCTTGGCTTATAAGGTATCTCTACTTCAGCGACTTTTTTCTTAGTCGTCTTTTTGCCAGGAGACTTTGATTGCAATTGGTTCATCTGTTCCTATTTTAGTATTAGTTGATGCTAATCTTGCATGAACAAATGGTGCTGCCTTTTCGGCTGCGTACATCTTACGTTCAGGTGAGCTCATAGGATTGTTTAACACAGATAATAAATAATCCAAAGGAGAATGTTGGTATTTTACAGCCATCTCCTCCATAGATTTCCAATTTTTTTTAGTCTTTGCACCAGCAGGTCTACCAGCTCCAGGTCTTTTACCACCATGGTTATCTGATTTAACTTCGTTTTCGTATGTTTTATCTTCTTCAACCATTATAACATCCATTTACCTTTTTTATTATATTGTCTAAAAGGAGTTCTTGATGCAGTTTTTTCACCTTTATTAACTATAGCTTTACCACCATAATATAAACCTGTAGCTATTGCACCTGGCATACCTAATATTCCTGATTTTAAAGCAAACTTACCTGTCTTTGATAAAGCAGATCCAGTCTTTTTAAATAAACCTACAGTTGGAGACACATAACTTTTATAAGTTTTAGTTGCAGAAGGTATTACTTTTTTATTAATAAACTTTTTACCTTTTCCAACACCTACTCTTATTTTAGATTTAAGAGCTTCTCCTTTAGAATAAACAACTAATTGTGTACTTTTGTTTTTATAGTTGCCATTTACATTAGCCATATTAATAACCTTTTTTCATTTTCTTGCCAGTTTTTTTAGCATATGCTTTTGCTTTTTTCTTACCAGCTTTAGTGTAACTAAATTTTTTCTTTCCTACTTGTGGCAT